CGTCAACGGCTCGCAGCGGGGTCCTGACCCGTCGAAACTGCGCGAACTCATTGAATGGAACTGGGACCGGGCGGCATCACGCTAACCCGTCCGCTAACGCGGACACAGGTGGAATGATGCAACCATGGCTTCCCCGAACTTCTCGGAACTGGCGACTACGACCTTGGAGAGTCGTACTCGCACGCTTGCCGACAACGTAACCCGTAACAATGCGCTGCTGGCCCGATTGCGCGAGAACGGCAACGTGAAGCGATTCACGGGCGGTCGTTCGATCGTGCAAGAAATCGAATACGGAATGAACGCCACCTATAAGCGCTACTCGGGCTACGAGGCGCTGAACATCGCGCCGAGTGACGTGTTCACGGCGGCGGAGTTTCCTATCCGGCAGGCTGCCGTTGCGGTGTCCATCAGCGGCCTGGAGATGTTGCAGAACGCCGGGCGCGAACAGATGATCGACCTGCTGGAGGCGAGAATCCAGAACGCCGAGAACACGTTCACCAACGGCATTTCCTACGACATTTACTCCGATGGATCGCAGCCAAATCAGATCAATGGGCTGCAAGCCTTGATAACGATGTCGCCGACCACCGGGATCATCGGCGGCATTGACCGGAGCCAATGGGCGTTCTGGCAGAACATCAAGTACAGCGCGGTGACAGACGGCGGTGCCGCGGCGACCTCGGCCAACATCCAGACCTACATGAACCGGGTGATCCTCCAGCTGGTGCGCGGGCGCGATGCGGTCGATCTGATCGTGGCCGACACCGCTTACTACCGGCTGTTCCTGGAGAGCTTGCAGGCGATCCAACGCATCACCGACGCGACGGCGGAGGGCGGGGCCGGCTTCACCGCCCTCAAATACTATGGCGGCGGACGAAGCACCGATGTCGTGCTGGATGGTGGCTTCCAGGGTTTTGCTGGTGACACCATCCCGGTTGGCGGCGCTCCTACGAGCACGATGTACATGCTCAACACCGATTATGTCTTCTACCGCCCGCATACGGATCGCGACATGCGCCCGCTCGATCCGGATCGGTTCAGCGTCAACCAGGATGCCATGGTCAAATTGATCGGCTGGGCCGGGAATCTGACCATCAGCAACAGCCGCCTGCAAGGCGTGCTTGGCCCATAAGGAGAACTGACATGCCGCAGAGATACAACATCGTTGACACGAACCTGGGTGTCAATCTCTACCAAACCTACTCGAATGTCGGGTATCCGACCTCGGTCAGCCCCAGCCCGCGCAGCCAGCTCGGAATGGCTGCCGGGAACTGGTTCAACGGCAACCTGGGCACGACCTGGATGCTTGCCGACATGGCGGCGGGGCAGGCCAGCGTCGCTGCCGGTGGCACGATTTACCTCAACCCATCGAGCACGCCGCCGTTTCAGGCGACGCTCACCACCGTGACCGGCGGCATCACCGGCACCGTGGTGGTGTCGGTGCCGGCCACGCCGGCCACACTTGCGGGCACCACCATCCCGGGGGTGACGGGTGTCTGGGCCGAAACCAGCGGCAAGACGCTGAACACGACCATGACGCTGGACCTTCCGGCCAAGCACGCCAACGAGAAGGATGCCGACTACCAGCGCCGCATCGGCCCGTGGCTGCTGATGAACCGGGTGAACTTCGACGGCACGCCGATGACCGACGCCCAGGTGGCCGCCGCGGAGGGTCCGCCCGTGCCGCCGGTTCAGCATCCTTCGGCGGCGCCGCCCGTGCATCCCTCCCAGCAGGCGCCTCGGTGAGCGACCTCCAGGGGCTGGCCCCGACCCAGCGCATCTACGGGTTCGGGGCGCCGCCGGATGCGGATCAGCGGCTGCATGTGCGCTTCGTCCGTAAATCGGTTCGCAACGCCTACAAATCGGACCAGGAGGGGCGGCCCGTTTTCGAGCCGATCGACTACATCCAAATCCAGCAGCCGGGCGAGCGCGACATGCTGATGCGCCCGGTGAAGGAGGAGGACAAGGCACGCTTTCCGCGGCACTGGGAGGCGTTCCAGGCCAACGCCAAGCAGACGCCGGACGGAACGCCCGTGCAGATGCTGTTCCCGAACGAGCCGCACATCACCGACATGATGATTGATCTGCGCATCCTGACGGTCGAGCAACTGGCGCAACTGTCGGAAGCGGGCATCAACCGGCTGGGGATGGACGGGCGCAAGTATGTGGCCCGTGCGGCGGCGGCCATGGATCAGTCGGCGAAGGCGGCGGAGGTTTCCAGGCTGACGCGGGAGCTTGGCGAGGCGACGGAGAAGAACAAGCTGCTGGAGGACCAGATGGGGCAGTTGCGCGCCCGCATCGACCTGATGGAGGAGCGGATGCGCTCCGGCGAGACGCTGCCGCCGGAGTTCCGCCGGAGGGCGGGCGGGATGCCGCCGCCGCGCCAGCCGGAGTTCGTTCCGGACTCGCTCTACGAACCGCCGCCCTCGGATAATCTTGCCTGATGTCCGGCACGACGGCATCCCCGTTTCAGGGCAGCAATCTTCTGCAACTGGTGCAGACGGTTCTGACCGAGCTTGGGTTGCCGCAGACCAGTTTCGTACTGATGGCGCCGGACAACACGTCGCGCCAGTTGGGAGCGCTGGCGACGCGCATCGGGCAAATGATGGTGCGTTCGTTCGACTGGTCGTTTTTGACGCGGGAATTTCACATCGTTGTCCCTAACCCAGTCACTACGACTGGTAATCTGACGCAGAACTCGACGGTCATCAGCGGGCTTCCTCCCTCCGTTATGCCGTCGTTGCTGCCATCGCAGATGGTGGTCAGCGGGGCGGCGGACGTTCCTGGCACGTCCGCCGTTTCCGGCATCATGACAAGCACCCGGCTGGTTGCGATCAATGCGGCGGGGGCGAACACGGCGACGCTGGACCAGCCGGTGTCGCAGACGGGGACCGCGGTGCCCTTGTTGTTTCGCCAGGACACGTTCAGGAAGCCTGCGGACTTCGTGCGTTCGATCAACAGAACGCACTGGGACCGCTCAATGCGCTGGGAGCTGCGCGGGCCGCAGTCGCCGCAGCAGGCGCAATGGGTGCGGTCTGGCATCGTATCGACCGGGCCGCGGCGGATGTATCGCGAGATCATGTCGTCGTACCGCATCTGGCCGCCGCCGGTCGGTAGCATTGATACGCCTGCGGAACTGAATGCAGAGTATGTCAGCAACAGCTGGGTGTGGAACAGCAGCGGGACGACCGGGGCCAACAAGTTTCAGAACGATAGCGACACATGCAGCTTTGCTGACGACCTCATGGTGATGGGGATCAAGTATCTGTTCTTTCAGATCAAGGGATTCGAGTACACCAAGCTGCAAGACGACTTCGAGCGTGACGTGCGCAACGCGATGTCTGCGGACGGCGGCGCGCAGACGCTGAACATGACCAGGACGGCGTGGCCGATCTTCATCAGCCCGGCCAACGTGCAAGATGGTTCGTTCCCCGGCCCGTTTGGGAATCCGTGATGGCCAGGAACCGCCCTCCCTTCATTTCTTCTCGGCTTACTCATTTCGGCGCACCAACGGGTGGCTGGAACAGCTACGCCAACGTGACGCAGATGGACCCGACCGATGCGTTCCAGTTGGACAACATGTTTCCGGAAACGACCTACGTGCGGCTGCGCCACGGCTCGCAGCTCTATGCGCAGTTGTCGGGGACGCCCGGGCCGGTCAAGTCGCTGTTTTCCTGGTCGAGCGTCACTGGCGACAAACTCCTCGCCGCCTACAACGGCTCGATCTGGGACTTATCCGGGGCATCCATGGGAGGCACGCCGGCCAACTGGGATCATGTGAACTGGGACAACTTCACCTGGAGCGGCCTTGCCGGAACCAGCATCGCCAGCGGCTTCACCAGCGACATCTGGCAGGGCGTGAATTTCGCCACCATCAGCACGCCGATTGGCCAGTACTGGATCGGCGTGAACGGCACCGGCAAGCAGTGGATTTACAACGGCACCACGTTCGTTGCCGGCGTCAACACACTGGGGCCGAGCGCAGCGCCGGCTCCGGACAGCAACAAGTTCAGTTGCATCACCGACTACCAGGGCCGGCTGTTCTTCACCACTGACGACAACCTCTTCCTTTATTACCTCAATGCTCCCGGCATTTATCAGGGCGAGCTGCACGCCATCAATCTGGGGCAGCTGCTGCCCAAAGGCGGGGCGATTGCCTGCATGGCGACCTGGACGCGCGACAACGGTGCCGGCGGCATGGACGACGTGCTGGTGATCGTCAGCACGCACGGCGAGGTCCTCTGTTATCTTGGGACTAACCCAGATGATCTGAGCATGTGGAACTTCCTCGGACGCTATCAGGTGGGGCGCCCGGTGAGCGGACACCGGCAGCTCGTGAAGCTGGGGCCTGACCTGATGCTGATCTGCGAGGATGGTTTTCAGGCCATGGCGAAGTATCTGGCCCTGGGCACGTCGCAGGCGCTGACGACGGCGATCAGCCGCAAGATCGGCAACGCGGTGACGCAGGCGGTATCATCCAACAAGGACCTGTTCGGCTGGGAAGCGATCCTGTGGCCGACAAGGAACGCGCTCCTGGTGAACGTACCGCAACCAGCGCTTCCGGAGCAGCAGTTTGTGGTGAACACGATCACCGGGTCCTGGTGCCGGTTCCTCGGCCTCAATGCTTACTGCTGGTGCGTGGTGGACAAGAATATTTATTTCGGCAGCATCAACGGGATGGTCATCCAGGCGGACATCGGCGCGGACGACCAGGGGCAGCCGATCAGCTACGAGATGGTAACGAGCTTCCAGCTTCCCGGCGGGACGGCACAGGTGAAGCGGGCGACGATGGTGCGCCCGTATTTCATGGCCGATGGGCCGAGCATGCCCACGCTGGACGTGAACGTGGATTACAACGTGCAGTCGGTGGGCTCGCCGATAACGTTCAGCGGTCAGACGACCCAGTGGGACAATTTCAACTGGGATCAGGCGAACTGGAACGGCGATCTCGTGGCGCAGACCAACTGGTATTCGGTGCAGGGG